GTGCCGTTATTAGTGCCGGTTACTCCTAAATGGCTACCAAAGTTTAGTAGGGTTGCCCATGCTACGTCTTCCATTCTTTCTGTTTTGTCGGTTACTATTACGCGGTAGCTTTTGCTTTTCATTATTTCGCGTATAGTTTTAAGTGCTTCGGTTTCCTCTGGTTTTACTAGGTACTCTTTTTCGCTTTTAGGGTTTTTTGCTAATACTGTGCCTTGGCTACTGTGTACATAATTATATGATTGTACTAGCTCCTCGGTTGCTATGCCCCGGTTAGTTGATAACTTTAATGCGTCTCTTAAATAAGCCCCTTGCCCCTCTCCTAGGCTTATGTAGGCGTATATATCGCGGGCTGATATTTCTAACCATTTACCGGTGTCTATAAAGTTTAGTACTGATATATAAAATGCGGCTGATTGTCCTACGCATGAGTATGAGCCGCCTTGGTCTTTGGTTGGGGTAATAAACGGTGGTATTTTTTTTGCCTTTACTTCCGCTAGTATTTCTTTGTAGCGTGCTACCCCCCAACCGTCGCGGCCATAAGCGCCAAAAAATTCCTTGGCGTCTTTGCAAGTTGCCCGGTAACCTAGTACTAGTTCAATGTCAAAACCTAGTTCCCAATCAAACGGTAAAACCGCGGTAAAGGGTTTATCTCTTGGGTCGTAGCTATCCGGCATGGCGCCGGTGCCAAAAACTTTGTCCCCCTCTTTATATTCGTTTAATTTTTCCGTCATACTTAGCTTTTTATTTGTAATTGTTTGCTTTACGCATTGTTTTAAAAAAAGAGGTTTAGTAGTCCCTCGTTAAACGGTTTGGCGGTTTTTCGCCACTTTCGTAGCATGCGCTACGGTAAGGTCGGCGACAATCCTGCCGTGGTCTTGGCAACATGCAATGTATAGCGTGTTCTTGTGGTCTAGCGTGTACTCGCTGGGTTCGTGTTCAAATTCAATTACTGCCTGTTCAAGTTTGCGTAAGTCGTCGCGGGTTTTCATAGCCCATGCCTCCGTAAAGTAGCCTGTGCCACGTCGCATTTTTTGGCGTTGTGCCATTTCCTTTAAGCCCATAAGCGCCTCCTCGTCCATTTATAAGCCTCGTAATTTTTTACGATAATCCATAAAATAACAATGGCTACCAATAGGCCTGCCAAGATAAGGTTTACGCTGGTTTCCATTGCAAAATGCTTTAGCTTTTCCATTGCTCGTCCTCTCTTGGTTTTTTTGTAAGGTGCGTCGTTACTCCCAATTAGCTTAGTTCTTACTTTTAAAAACTAAATTATCTGGGCGTAACGGTTACTAATCTTTAAGGTTTAAGGTTTTTTTAAGGTATTCCATGTCGCGCTTTAGGTCTTCGTTTTCTGTTACTAGGCCATTGTATTTTTGTAAAATGGTGTAATAGTCATTGCGCCATTTATCAATCTCGCCCCGCGCTTCATTTATCTCTTTGCGTAACGTGCGTATTTCTTCGCGTAATTCTTGTCGTATTGCGGCTGCGTCGTCTAGTTGCCGGTCTTTTACTACAAATATCCGCTCTAAAATTTTTAGCCCTACGCCGCCAAATATGGCGCCTAGTAGCGCGAATAGTCCCTCGTTCATTTAATCGTCGTTTAAGTGTTCGCCGTCGCCGCTAGTCTCAAATAACTTAATGTACTAAATACGGTCGCTATTCCTGCTGCTGGTATCATTAAGCTACTGGCTTGGCTTCGTGCAAATCCTATTGTTAAAAATAGCCATATAGTTGTTAATGCAAATGCTGCCGCCTTTCTTATTTTGGTTTCTCCTCGGTATATCGCTAAAAAGTGCATGGTGCCTACAAATAGTAATATAGTACCCCATACCGTTTCTGTTGCTATATCTGCCATTGCCTGTAAATTGCCGTTTTCCGCAAAACTATTTGGCGGTAATAGTAGCCATAACCCTAGCATGCCGGTTAATACTGCTATGTAAACCTCCATTATTTCAAAGTCGTAATCTCTAAATAGTTTTCTTAACCTTGTCTTTATGGTATATGTTGGTTTTTCCATATTATTGTGCGGCGCCTGCCTCTCTGGTGGCTGGGCTAAATACTGCCTGCCTTGCTCCTTGTCTTAGGTTTCGGCCGGTAGCGCTTAATTGTGGGTATCGTAGGTTCTGGGCTGCTCTGCCTACTAGGGCTGCGCCCTCTCCTACTAGTCTTGGGCTACTTAGTCCTAATAGCGGTAGGGCTGCCGGTAATGCTCCAACTCCTCCTATAACCCCGGCTACGCTTCCTGCTCCTAACCCTAGTATCGTTTGTAGTCCTGCCGGTGGCATGTAGGTATTAAAGTATAGGCCTACTAGGTCGCCGGTAATTTGCTTACCGCTTCGGCGTTCCATTTCTTTTAGTAGCTCCTCGGCTAGTGGCTGGTTATCTTTAAAGCTACGTCGTAGGGCGTTAATTACTCGCTTGGTATTATCTTGTATAAATACTTCTCCGCCCTCTGCTCCAATTTGGGTTCCTCTTGCCCTAGCGTCTACGCCTAGTTCCCTTTGCAATGCTCCTAATAACTGGCTATCGGCTTCGTAATTGCCCATTAAGGCTCGCATGCTCTTAGGGGCGTTGTTTAGCATTGTCTGTCTTACTTCGTCGTCTAGTACGGTTACGGCTCGGTTAAACTCATTGCTGGCCGCCGGTCGGTATTGGCTGCTAATAAATTTCTTTAATTTAAATAATCCTAGTGGGCTAAAGTCTTTTTGCTCCTGTAGTCTTTTTACAATATCCTCTATGTAACCGCGCTCGGTTCTATCAATAATGTTAGTTTCTGCTCGTGATAATAATTTACCATTTTCGCCTACTAATGCTAGGTCGTCTTTTAGTAGTGTGTTTAATCTTTTATTAAAAGCTGGTACGTCTACTTGTTTATTAGCGCTCTTGGTTTTTTGTAGGCTTTCTAATCCTTTTCTAAAGGCGTTGTCTCTTTTACTTTTAATTGATTGTGCTGCCTTATTGGCTTCGTTGGCAACTTTAAAAATAGTGTCGGGTTTTTGTACCGCATTACGTATACCCTGCTTAGCAATTTGTGGGTTTGCTAAAACAAAGTCTATGGCTTTTTCTGGTGTCTTGGCAAAAGTTTGCGCTAATAATTTAGTGCCTGCCCCTGTTACTTTGGCTCCTGCTTTAATAGCTTTGCCTGCTACTGGGAATAGCGCGCCGGTCAATGCTCCGGCTAGTGCGCCTCGTACTAGGTTTGTTTCTTCGTCGCCGCTTTCTAATTCTCCGGCTACTCCAAAACCTGCGCCTACCGCTCCGCTGCGTCCTAGTGTTTTGCTAAAGTTTAATGCTTGGGCTGCCCTGCTGGCTCCCTCTGCTAGTGGCTTTTGTGCTAGGGCTGGTACCTTAATTGCTGTCTTTCCTATTTGTATTGCTTTACCGGCAAACGGTAGGGCTAGGTTGGCCGCGGTTAGCGCTGCGCTGCCTAATGCCTCTTTGTTACTTACTCCGCCGGTTGTAATATCTTCTAGGGTTCCTTTGTCTAAATAACCTCGGCGCTCTCCGCTTTCAATGCTCTTTTTTAGTTCTCGGCCGGTGCCAATTTTCTGGCCGCTTAAAACGTCGCCTACTGGGCTTAGGGCTACTTCGCTACCAATTCTGGTTGCTAGTTTTTCTACCCCTAAAAAGCCGCCTATTTTTTGTAGGGTGCTGCGGCGTTCTTTTACTTGCGGTAAATTTTCTACTGTTAAACCTGCCCGCTTCTTTGCTTCCTTTTCGTCTAGTCCGCTGCTTTTTATTTCTCCGGCAAATTGCCCTGATTGTAAGCGCTTTCTAAATTCCTGTGCGTATGGGGTGTTTGGGTTTTTTTCTACGTATTGTAGTGCTTGTGTAAAACTTGCCATATTAGTTTGGGGCTATGTCAAAAAATGTGTTATTGTCCATGTTCGTATAGTCTCCGCCGTTAGCGTTTACGCTCTTGATAATATCTTGCGGGGTCTGTGTTGCTCTTAGTACGTAATTTCGCTGTGCTTGGCTAGTCTCTAAAACAAAGTTTTCTATTTTTGTCTTTGCTGTTTTTTCGTCGTCATTCAAGCTAGGTATAAAGCCCTTTATACGTTCAAATTCTGCGTCGGTTACGGCTGCGCCGCTTCGTAATAGCAATAGTTGGCTGTTCATGTTGTCAACCGCGCTACGATATTGGGTAAAGTCTTTATTACCGCCAAATACCGCGCCTAGTCTTTGGCCTTGGCTTGCAAATAATCCGGTGTTTAAATCGGTGTCGTCTAATATTGTTTTAGCGTATGCTGCGCTACGTAGTAAATCGTCGTAACCGCTTACCTGCTCTCTTTGCCCGGCGTTAAGGTTACCTACTGTTAATACGGTAGGGTCTACTCCGGCGTTTGCTAGCTCGCTTAATATCTTGCCTTTTTCGGTAGGGGTTAGCTGGCTAAATAATGCTGGGTTGTCTACTATGCTTTGGGTATATGCGCTTAAGTTTCCGCCTAGTCCGCTACCTGTCCTGCCTCCGCCGCTACTGCTGCTACCTGCTTTACTAGCTGCGGTTCTAATTAGGTCGCCTTGTAGCTCTCGGTTAAATACGTCTTTCTCTCTTTGCTGTACGCCCTGTAAAAATTCTGGTACATAGCGTAGCGCTCTTTGCTGTACGGTTCGGCTTACTAGTTCTTCTTCTCGTTCGGCTTCTGTTAGTAAAAAGTTTAATTTGTCTACGGTTAGGTCTCTGTCTAATCCCTCGTCAAATACTTGCCTACTTATAGTGGCCTCAATTTCGCCTATTTCGGTATCGTATTGGTCTAATAGGGCATTTTTCTGGGCAATGCTATTATTTATGTCGGCTAGGGCTAATTCGTTTAAAATTCGCATACGGCCGGTACGGCTGGCTTGGCTTAGCCATGGGTTGTTATTTAGTCCCTCGGTAGCGGTTACTAGGTCGGCTCTCTTTTTGGCAATGTCACCGTCAATAGTTTTAATGTCGTCTTTAATTTTAGTTAAACCTGCTAGCTCATATAGCTCTTTGTAGGCCTGTACTGTTGTTTGGGCTGGCTTACTAAAAGCGTCGTCTATTAGGTTTGGTATACCTAGTTTATTTCTAATTGCGTTGCTCTCGTCTGCGGTTGGTGTTGCTTGGGCGTTTGTTATCGCTAAAAAATCTTCTACGCTTAAACCGCCTGCGGCCGCTTCGGCTGCAAGTTTCTTAATGCTTCCCTCGCTAGTTGTGTCTATAATTTCCGGTCGTTCCTTTACGCCGTACTGTTGCGCCCAATCCTGTAGGGTTGGTATGCTGGCAATTTTAGGGTCGTTGGGGTTTTTTGGCGTACCGTCTGGGTTATATAGGGCTTGTAGGTCTGGGCGTTCGCTATATACCCGCTGTAGCATATCGGCTTTTAAATCATAAGCCGGGGCGGCTGGCTGGGCTGGTGCTGCTCCTGTTGGTGTTGGGGCTGCCGGTGTCGCTGGTTTAGCTGCCGGTGCTGGGCTAGTTGTTGGTACGGTTGTTCTTGCCGGTGTGGCCGCTGGTGTAGCGGTTGGCTTGGCTGCTTGCTGTTGGGTAGTCTTTTGTAAATTCTGTAGGGTAAATACGCTACTATTAGCTGTTGGTAGTGTTGGTAAACTAGTGCCGGTAACTACTGGCGTTTTAGTTTGGGTATTGGTATTTATTAAACTTGGGGTAGTAAAAGCGCCTACCTGTTCAATGTAGCGCTGGCTCTTAGGGTCGTTTGGGTTGTAGTTGGGGTTTTTTACAAATGCCATTTTTTTTGTTTTAAAAATCTAGCTTAAAATTTCCCCTACGTGTTCTCATTACGCGGGTGCTGGTCTCCGGTATAATTTCAATCGGGGTAAACATTTCGGCCTGTATGCTTCCGTATTTAGCTTGCTCTTTTTTCTGTTGTTCAAAAATTCTATTTAAGGCTGCAGTTGCTTCGTTTTGTGCCTGTACCCCTTTGTTGTAATTACTACCCCTACCCTTTTTTAAGGCCATGCCTATAGCATAGTTTACTATAGCTTCTTCTATTTCGCTTTCCCCGTTAAATGGGTGTTCGTCGGTGGTGTCTTCTAAATCTGCGTCTAGTGGTACTTCATGCCCCCATATAATTATTTCGGCTGCGCTTGTTGGCGTAGGGTTGATAAAGTATTGTCGGCGGTGGTCGCTAAAATACTTTTCGCTAGCGCTGGCTCCAAATTCTTCCTTGTATCGTTCGTATTCTAAAAATCCTTTTTTGTCGTAAAATACGCCATTGTATTTTAGTAGCTGTATACTGTCTGTTTTAAATGTTTCGGGATAACTCCAATACTCGTCCGTTTCGTCTCCGGCTATAATTGGGGTAAATTTATACGCTTGCTGGGTTTGTTGCCAATTTTTAAAACCGGCTACCCATTGTATAGCCCGGCGTGCAATGCGTTTTACGTACGCGTCGCTGTAAAAAATATCGCCGCTGTCTATGCTTAGGTCGTCGCGTATTGCTGTTTGTATTTCGCCAAAGTTCATATGTTTATTATAACATTTTTTTTAAAAGCTGGAAACTACTTTTTTAGGTTACTATTGTTAAACTGGCATAGCCCCATTTCTTAGCCTTGTTTAACCAAAAGTATACGCGCATGTCTGTTGGGGTGGTTGCGCTGTCTACGTATAATTGTACTGCGTCGTAGTAATTTTGGGGCGCTTGGTCGTTGGTTGGGGCGGCGGTTACTACTTTTACGCTTCCCTCTAGGTTTAAAATGTGTTGGGCTAACGGTAAAGCTCGGCTAAACTCTTGGCGCTTAGCTTCTAGTTTGCTCCTAGGTGGCGTACTAGTGTTTTTATCTCGTGGGTCTACTGGCATTATTCCCCGCTTTCGTAAAAAATAGTAATCTTTTTTACCCCTTTAGGTGTAGCTATCCAATCCCATTTAAACCATATTAGGTCGGTGTATATATTTACCATTTTTGTTTTTTCGCTTATTGCCCCGTCTTCGCTATAGGTCATGCTAAATAATAGCGTCTGGGTACCATTTTTGTTTACCATGTAAAAATCGTGGTCGCTTCCGCTGGCTAGTGGTTCGGTTTCTATTACTATTTTTCTAATCCATACTTTACCGCTAAAACTAATCGGGTTGCTTTTCCATGCGGTAGTACCGTTTACTAGGTCAAAATCAATTTGCGCTAACTTGTTGCTGGTGTAGCTAGCTAATACCCTGTTGTCTCCTTGGTTGCCAATAGCTCCTAGGCTGTTACCATTTACGGTGTTAAAAAATGGGTACCAAAATACGTTCTGCCCGGTGCCAATATCCCCATAAGCTAAAATAGCTGGTCTCTCCCTAATTAAAACTATGCCGTCTTTGCTTGCTAGCCCGTGGTTATAGGTTGGCTCTAACGTATTTAGCTTTCTTAAAAAAGTGTAGCCGTCGCCATTAAAATAGCCAAAGTTTTTTCCGTATGTTACATAGGTTACGCCCCCGGCGTTTATAGTTCCCTCTGTCTGGTCGTCTACGTCTATTTCTCTAATAAATTCTAGGGTAACGGTATCAATTAAATAAATCTTAGCCCTTGCTTTTTGGGTGTGGCTATAGTTTACGGTTTCGCTACAAAATGCCATTAAGTGTCGGCCGTCGGTGTGTACTCTTAGGCTGGTAATGTTAAAGCTGTCTGGTAGGCTCATGGCGGCATATACGCTATCGGTTGCGTCCCATGTATGTATCATGTTTTTGTCGGCAATATATAGCGTGTCTTCTACTACCTCTAGCGGGTGGCGGTAAAAGTTTTGTAGGGCTGTTCGGCTCTCGGTGTCTGTCCAAAAGTCGTCGTCAATGGTGCTTAAATCGCTGCCTTGTAGTTGTACTACTTCTTGGGTGGTGGTTGCATATAAAGCCCCTCTAAAGTATTTCATGTCGGTAGTCCCGTAGGCATAGCTGTTAGTGCTATCTGTTTGCCTCTTTGTTACGGTGGTGCCGTCTATTGTGTAAAAAGCGCCGCTAGCGTCTACTGCGTAAGCGTCGTTACCTAAAAAGTTAGGGTCATTTTCAAAAGCAATAATGTTGCCGGTTACGTTAGCGCTTAGGTCTACTGGTGCTGGTTGTGGGTATAGTATTGCGCCTTGGCTGTACTCTAAATTATGGCCTCGTTCTTCCGGGCTATACCCGGCGTTTGCGTGGTCGTTGTTTAGGCTTACCCCTAAAACTAGTTGGCCTTTTACTAAAATTAGTGTTTCCATTTTATTTTATTGCTAGGTATTTCTTTATATAGCCTACTACCTTAGTAGCGTACTTCTTGGCATAAATTATATTTAAACCGTTTATTTTTCCGGCAAATCTTACTACGGCTGTTATTCTCTCGGTTAGTATTACGCCAAAATCTTTTATAATCCCTATCGCGTCGCTTAGCGTGGTGTTGTCGCTAAAAGTTCTAGTATAAAATATACCGCTAGTGGCCGTTGCTACTAGGGTGGCGGTGTCGGTAATGGTTTTACTAATTGTTCTAGCTAGGGTCTCTGCTAGGGTTATTGTTTCAAATAATGTCTTGCCTGTTATTGCTTCTATTAGGCTGTCGCTTAGGCTTAGTTCTTCCGCTAGCTGTTTAGTTAAAATTAAAGTAGTGTCGGCCGTATCTACTAGGGTGGCTACTTCATTAAGTAACCTAGTTAGGCTTTTTTGGGCTGTGTCTTGCATGGTTACGGTTTCGCTTACTAATTGGCTTATGGTGCCAATATACGGTATAGGGTTCCCCTCGGCGTATAAGTCTAAAACGTCCCCCCAATGTAACGTACGGGTGTATATAGCTAGTTCGTCCATTAAACCGTCAATATAATTTCCTCCCTGCCCCCATGCCCCAACTCTAAATGGTGCTGTTGCGTTTTTTATACTTGTTCTGCCTCCTGTTTCAATATCTGCTAATACGCCGTTTACATATATCTTCCATTCTCCTGTGGTTAAATTATAGCTACTTACAAAATGGTACCATGTACCCGTACTTATGGTTGGTACGGTGGCTGTTAATTGGGTGTTTAAATCTGATGTATCCCAAATTTGTAAAGCTATCTGGGTAGTTGATACAATTTTATACTCGTAGCTTCTTTGCCCCGAGGCTGCTCCTTTTGATATAAAAATATCCCCTGCTACAATACTCTCAAACTTAACCCAGTGCGAAAAAGAAAAGCTACTAGATAAATCTAAGCCTGTTTGGCTTCCGTCGGTAATTTCTAGATATTCTGCATTATCTTTCTCAAAATCGGCAGCGTTTCCCTGCTTACCTGTGTCAAATAAAACGGTGTTATTATCTGTTAAGTCGTTACTACCTTTTACGTCTTCCCTTGTTCCGCTTTCTTCGTCTAGTGGGTAATAAGATATTAAGCCTGTTTCTAGGTTGGTGCTACCGTCTACCCCCTCTGCTTCTTCCCATGGTATATCGGTGCTAAATACGGCGCTACCATTGTTTGTTAAATCATTACCGTTGCTAGTTTCGTCTAATAGGCTGTTATTAAACTTCCAATAAGCTACTAGGCCTGCTTCATTTCCTACTAGTTCTTTGCCTGCATTTTCTCGTAACTCAGTTACGGTTCGTTCGTCGTTCCATACTCTAAAATCATTTATTAGCCCGTCAAAAAACTGTGTAGGGCTTCCACTACTCATTTTTGCGCCAATAGTAAATGGGGCTGTTCCATTGTAAATACTAGTGTCTAGTCCTGTTTGTGCTGCCCCGGCTGCTACGCCGTCTACGTAAAAAGTAGCAGAGCCTGCGCTGGCGTCATATACAACTGCTACGTGGTGCCATATACCGGTTACAATTCTAGTAGTGTTTAGCGTGGCGTTAGTCATGGTGCTACCGTCGTCGCTTACGCTAAATAAAAACCGCTTTACGCCGCTTACGTCTTGGTATGCCCATTGATAGCTACGGTTGTTAGCTGTGTTGTCCTTGGCGGCAATTATTAAACTTCCGTCTGTCGCTATACTTTCTACTTTAATCCAACATTCTAGGGTTAGGTCTCCGGCTATTTCTAACCCTACTAAGCTAGCGTCGGCTCTGCTTAGGTATTGGCTGCTGCTTAGTTCTAAATCTATTGAGTGGGTGTTGGTCATTTATATTGCTATAGCGCTAATCATAGCCCCCATAAAGGGGCTAGGGTAGGGCTTAGTCTACGTCAATGTCTATTGTTACCTGTAAACTATCGCCATTAGTTACGTTTACTGCGCTAAATACTTGTCTATTTAACAATACGCCGCTACTTGCTGCGTTTAAGGCTCCTGCCTCTGTTACGGCAAAGCTGCCGGTAAAGTTAAATGTTAGTACTAGTCTTGCGGTATCGTTCGTAGTGTCGGTAGTTGTTCGGCTAGCTGTTGCGCTTCCGCGCTCGCCGCCGTTAGTGGTAATTTCTGTCTCTAGGGTTGTGTCGCCAATGGCTGCGGCTGTTGTGCCGGTACCAATAGCAATATAGGTAAATGCTGCTTCGCTGCCTGCGCCATTAATTCGGCTAGCTACTCCTGCTTTTCCGGCTGTTGTAATTAGGTTGCTTACCTGCAAGCTGTTTACAAAGTTACCGGTTAAGTATGGTAGGCGTAAACCGTAGGCTGCTAGCTTGGCTAGTACGTTTTCTCGTACTCTGCTGGCCATTACTTCGCCCGTTGCTACGTCGCGTACATTTTCTATAGGGTCTTTATATAACAACCTTGCAAGGCGCATAATGGTATTACCAATAGCGTTATTCTTCCAAAGTCGTTTTACATTACCCTTGGCGTCTCGTAGCTGGTACGTGAAGTTGTCCGGCATGCGTAAGCGTGCGCGTTGTAATGTGTTCATTGTAGTTTTAATTCTTTATCTTTTATGTTGTCTAGGGTCTCGTCGGCCTGCTTCTCTGCTGCCTCTTGCTCCGCTTGTACTACCGCCTGCGTTTTTTCTTTTTCGTAGGTTTCTAGTATCTTCCGCATGTCCTCGTCAATCTCTTGCGGGGTGGTTTCTAGCGGGTAACCGCGCTTTATAGTTTCTACTAACTGGGGCTTTTTCTGCTTGCCTGTAGCCGGTGCGTAAACTTTAAACTCTACGTCTAAAAATTTATCGCCCGTTTGTATAATGCGGTTTTTCTCGGCTCTCGCTACCTTTATAGTTAATTCGCTCATGGTAGTTATGTAGCGGTTAATTTCTTAAAGCTAGCTAGGGCTAGCCTAATTCAAGGTCTAGCCCTAGTGTGGTGCTAACTATTTGAAGTAAAGCGTTGCAAGTGCTTTGCGTCGTTCGTCTACAACCTTGGCTCCGTATACATTTAAACCTTTGTATGCTTTACCAAAGTTACCCTGCAAATCTTCAATACCGGTCTCGGTAAATGCCATTGCAAAAGTAATAGCGCTCTTATGTCCTGCTAAAGCCCACCAACCGTTGGTGCTGTCGCCTGATAACTGTTCTGTTTCGTATAGGTCAAAACCTGCGATACGGGTTACAAAACCGTTAGCAATTTTATCTGTGTCGGCTTCGGTGTCTCTTGTTACTACTCCTGCTTGCAACAAGTACTCCATGTAGTGGCTATTTACTGCTACCCAACGATTATTCTTTGGGATTTTGTCCTCGTCTAGCTTTTTCTTTAATGCTAGCAAACTAGTATAGGCGTTGCTGGCGCTTAAAGTAATGGCGGTGTTAGCTTCAATAATATAGCTTGCTCCTGCGCTAATTGCTCCGCCTGTGTAGGCACTAGTGTCGTCGTCGCTATCGTCTTCGATAACAATCGCGGTGCCGCTGCTATAAGTCTTAATTCTGTACCATACGCTATGGCCTGCTGCTTTAAAACCTTTGCCTACCATGCCGCTAGTAAAGGTGGTGCCGTCTCCGGTTACTGCTCCGGTTGTTACGGTTACGGTTACTGTGCCGGTGGTGTAGTTGGTACCTACTCGGTTGCCGCTGGCTACGTCTGTATGCAAGCCTAGTACATAAGCGTCTACCGCTTCTTGTAGCTGTCCTGCTTTCTCGCTCATTAACGTACTTTCTGGGTCTTCTACATAGCTCTTAAATACGTCAATGCTCTTAATCTTAAAGTAGTATGCTTTTTGCTGGTCTGTTACTAGGGTGCCTTCACTTTCGTTTACGGTTCCTAGTGTCAAGTCTGTACCGTCGTAATTTTGTAGGCCTTCGCTTTCGCTAAAGGTTAAAATGTTCAAACGGCTAGCTTTGTCTTTAATTTCTCCCTCGTAATCTTGGTTGGTAATCTTTGGCGTTAATGCTGTTTGGAAAAACTTTGCTACTGCTTCTGCGGCAAATTTTTCCGCCAAATTTGTTCCGTGTGCGTCCATTGTGGTTTTTATAATTAGTTAATAATTTTCAATGGCCGCTCGGTCTTAGTTTCTATGATTTAATTTTTAGCTTACCTGTTTGCGCTAGTTGGCTATATCTCTTAGGGTCGCTGCGTCGTAGCATTGCTGCTTCTTCTGCGGTCATTTCCCCGTCAACTTTAGCGTTAGCTCCGCCCGCTTTGCCTCCGCCTCCGGCTTCTAGCCCTGCGGGCTTTTCCTTTGGCTTCTGCTCTGCTGGCGCGCCCATTAAACCTTTTTCTACCATAAACATTTTAGCTAGTTGCGGTAACTTAATGTTTAAATGGTCGGGGTGGTATGCAAACTCTCTAAATTCGTCTGCATGTTCCGCTAGGGTTTTAAGGGTCTCGTCGCTGGTTGTTAGTTGCTTAAACTCCTTGCTGTATGTTCTTTCGTCCATAAGCTCGGCTAATACGTTTTTCATACTAGCCATATCTGTTGCTATGGTCTTAGCATTTCGTATTATGTTTTTTTCTTCTTCGGCTAAGTAACTAAAACCGGGTATGCTGTTTTCTAGTTCTTCGTCGCTAAAACTTTGCTGGCCTGTAGGGGGTTGTTGTGTTGGTAGTAGTTCCCTGTTTCTAATAGCTGGCTGGTTATCCCCTTGGTTATCTTGTCCGCTATTATTGGCTGGCTTTATAGGCTGGCCTGTTTTAGGGTCTATGCCGTTGTCTTGCAAAATTTTTGCTAGTCGCTGGCCTTCGGCGCTACTCTCGGTAAACTTAGTTCGGTAGTCCTCGTTGCCTTTTGGGGCGTCTTGGGTTACCTTGTTGTCGTTACCGTCTCCGCCTTGGTTTCCTTTTTGGTCGTCGTTTGTAGGGGCGTTATTGCCGTTCCCCTGTTCCCCTCCTTGCTTATTTTCCGCCGGGGTTAGGCTTGCGCCGTCCTGTTGGTTTTCTGCTGGTGTTGGGGTAATTTTTTGGTCGTCCATGGTAAGTATGTTTTGCCGTCCCTGTCCTCCGGTTAGGCTTACGCCGTCGTTGTACTGGGGGTTAGGCTTCTTAAATAAATCTTACTTTAACTTTAATGGGTGTTTTTCTGTTCTGCTATATTCTGCTGTGCCGGTTTTCTTCATGCTATTTGCTGGCTTGGCTAGGCTATCCTTAATCATGTCGCTAGTGCTGTCGCCTGTGTTTACTTTCATTACGTCGGCCTTTGTTGGTTGGCCGCCTGCTTTTCCGCTGGTTGTAATTTTCATTGTAACTCCTTTTTAAATTATTTCTTTTTCTTAGCTGCTGGCTTTTTCTTAGCCGGTTTTACTCCCGGTTCTTCTCCGTTGTCCTCGTCTTCGTCTTGGTTACCGGCTGGGTTCTTTGGGTCGGCATACGGGCTTTCATCTACGCCGTAGTCGCTACATTCGTCGGCTGTTAAATAATCTC